TAGGCTAGGTGATATACACCAGCGGTAGACAAGCTGGTTAACGCAGATGTGTTGATAGCTACCATAGCGTTGGCAGAAATTGTGCCGCCACCTGTAGTTAAGAAGATGTTACCCGATTGACCAGCTACAGTGTTAGTAAAGGTGAGTTCATCGTCTCCTGTTGTAGTGGCTTGGAAGTTGGTGTTGTCAGCCAGATCAAACGTGATGACGTTGGTGCTTGGTGAGTCGGTTGTGATGGCATTGGTTCCGTCTGAACTCAAAGCACGTCCTGTTACCGTTACACCTGCAGCATCGATCTCTACTACAGTAGACGAAGTATCTTGTATTTTGATACTACCTACGCTACTCAAATTGTCTATGATGCTATCTGTACCATTGTGATAAATTTCTAGGTCGGTTCCTGCGCCAAGTTGAATTTTATCACTATCTCCACCTACAAAACCGTCGGATGTAACAGATCCTGTAATGCTGATATTGCCTGTACCAGTAATATCGTTGCTGTTAAGATCAAGGTTGCCACCAAGCTGTGGTGTAGTATCGCTAACAACATCGCTAAGATAGGATAACCCGCTAGTAATATCATCGTTAAATCCTGAAAGATTAATGTTTGCTTTTGTCAGCTTTCTTTGATCACCAAGTGAATCTACTACAACAAAGAAATCACCGTCTGTATCGTTTACTGATGTAGTTAATTCATTTAGGTCGAGAGAAAGTGTGTGCCCAATATTTTCACCGGATGTAGCACCTGTAGATGCTAAACCTGTTCCGGCTGTGATATCAGATACGTAGTCGCCTGTTGTGTCAGTACCCAGAGCAACTGAATCAGGCTGAATTGTAGCTGTGCCTGTTACGTTGCCCGAACCATCAAATGAGGCAGATGTCCATACCACATCGCCTGTCATTCCAATTGTGCGTCCTGTTGCAAGGGTGGTAGCCGTATCAGCGTTACCAGTTACGTTACCCGTGACGTTACCAGTAACATTACCTGTCACGTTGCCAGTTACGTTACCTGTGAGGGCGGCTGTTACTGTCCCTGCAGAAAAGTTACCACTTGCATCTCTAAATACGATGGTGCTTGCTGTATTCGCGTCGGTTGCATTAGATGTTACAGTAAACGTAGCACCTTCAGCATTTGCCGATCCGCTGATACCATTACCTGATGTAGCAGCCTGTTCGACGTAAGAACCTGTTGTTTTGGTTCCCAGCGCAACAGAGTTTGCTGCAACCTGTGTCGCCGTAACAGAATTAGCCGCCAAACCACTAGATGTGATAGGCGGTCCCTCTCCTGTTGTTCCATCGTGACTGTGACCTGTGGAAGCATTGAACGCAGCTACAATTGCGTCAAATTCACCATCCAAGTCAGCAGCGTTAATAACGTTACCGTCCGCAATGTTGTTTGGGGTATCGTTACGAGTATATCCTGTACCCATATCTATTATCTCCTTCCATAGAGTCCGTATTGTATGGACGCGGAATCTATGGTAAATGTCGAGTCGGTTGTTTGACCTAGTGTTTCGTATAGGATTGATACGGTAAATCCTGAACCCGTTACTGGCTCATCGTAGATATATCTAGCCTTATTGCCAAATGTAGATGTGCCATATACACCTGCACCATAAACAACAGAACTTGCACTTGCGTTGTTTAGGGTAACTGGTAGTGGTTGCACCGAACCTGTCTGGTCGAAGTCGTATTTAATTGACATCTGCAGTTCAAATGCACCGTCTGCATCGATGTAACTTGTGTTACGGAATACTGTCTTTCTCAAGTTAGGGTCTTGAAGCGGAACGTACGGCGTTGCAAATGTTGCTGTAATGTTAGTTCCGTCGAAGGTATTCCCTTGTTCCATTCGATACAGATAATTTGATTCATTTCCAAAATAGATAAATTCTGCGTTTCCATCGTATTCACTAAAAGCAACGTATGCTTTGAACCCACGAAGATCGTTCCACGATATACCTTCTTGTAGTTGTGTACCTGCTATTGCTTTAGATCCAGAAGTCTGATAGGTCGAATTATAACCAAATATCCGGTATTGACTTTTTTCTCTAATAACTACACTACAAAAAGAAGAACTGCTAGATATCAAGTCTAGCATCTCTGTCTGGATAGGCTTTGATATTACTCCTAATGCAAAGTCGCCCACACGATCTGTCGCAGAAAAAGTACGTAAACCGTCTGGACCTAAAAATAAGATGTCTCCGCCAATTTCCTGAATTGTATCTGCAGCTACACAACCTAAGTCACGCGATACAGGCTGAAGGGCAAAGTCTGCAACACTGTTGCCAACCAGTCTGTTTATTTTGTTTTCACTAAAAATAATTAGTTGTTCACGAAATACAATTAAACCAGTTATATTATCGGCTATGTTTATTATACCACCACCAGACGCACTTGTAAAGTCTGTATCGCTATATGGTGCAGAAAAAATAAGGTTTTTGCCGTTTCCAAGAAAAATATGATTCTTGAAATTGACTATATGCGTACATCCTAGCGTGTCATTAGGTAGTCCGGTTTCTTCTTGAAAGGTACTGTTATCGAAGGTAAATGGCTTGTTTCCTGTGTCACCATCGACAAGCATAAACTTTTCAGTACCGCCAAAATCATATTTTAAAAAGCGAACCTTGCTAGATCCAGATCCTATGTTTACGCCTACACTACTAAATGTAGCGTTGTCAGTTACTTCTGTCCAACCCGAACCTGCAGATCTAAAGACGCCATCACCTCGCGCTACATAGACGTTATCACGATAGCGAAGGATACCCCTCATAACACCGCTATTTGGTATAGGATCTGTGTCGTACTTTTCAAATCCTTCGATGCGACGGTAGCCACCAAAAACCGACGGTTCAAAGTTTCGTAGTATACGTGCACTTCCGGGGGCTGTAATACCGTGCTGCAGTTGAGACAGGTTGGTTATCAAACCACCTTTCAGTTCGAATATGTTGGTATTCCAACGATCTGGCATCTAAACCGCCCTTGCGTAAATATTCTCATTTACATTTTGTACACGCATACGCTTCATACCTTCTTCAAACTTGCGGAATGATAGCTGTGCAGATTCTAGGTTGTCGCGAAACATGTATGCGTAGTACATTCCGCCATCTACAATTACATGTCGGTAACGGAAAGGGATGGTAGGTACGTCAGTGTCGTTTACCAAATCTGCAGGATACATATAATATTCATACTTTACAGAGTATGCTGCATCTGGAATCGGTGCAAAAATGATGTCGGTATCTTGTGCACGAACAACGTATTCTGGTGCACTGCCTTGTGATGCTGCTTTGTATTCGTCGTCGATGTACCTAGAAACGTATTCATCGTAAGAAAGCTGACTTAGTCTACGTGCATTTTCAACGAGAGGTGTTGTACTACGTTCCAAGCGCACTGTATCAAAATCCACATACTTTGCGTTAGTTGGCAAAGGATACCGCATCTGACCTGCTGTCATAGTTATCGTATCATAGTTATGATTGAAAGGCCAAGCAAAATGAGACTGGTTAACATCACGAATTGCAGCGTTTACAGAGTCCTTTAACTGTCCGTATACACCAGTAGCAGTAGAAAAGTTTGCCGATGTCAGTTCTGTTTCGTTCAACCGACGGGCAATATCATTCGTTAGTCCCAAGAAATCGTATGCCATTTAATTTTTCTCCACTACGCGAAGCCGTGCTTCCTGTTCGAACACAGTCGAGATGCTGGTAGTCATACGGCAGATAATGTTGTATTCTTGAAAGTTGGTTCCCAAGCCTAAGTACAAAGTAGCTACCGTGTCGGTATTTGTACTTGTTACGTGTTGCAAACCATTTACAATATCGCCTTGATTAAAAGTAATCCATCCGCTAGTTGCATCGTAGATCTTCCAAGCGACACTGCTAATAGTGTGTGTTTCTAAAATGTTGGTCCAGTCGATAGAATAATCTACCTGATCATCTGGATCTTTATCTTGCCACTTGATAGACATTGTTATGCAACCCTTCTTGCTTGTGACGGGGTTAATATGAATGTTCGAACTTTACTATATCCAAGTACAGGAATGACTAAGGTTACACCTGTGTATGTTCCTGCTCCGATAGATCCTGTCATGCTTGTAGATGTAACACGGTGTGTATTTGAGAAGGTGAGGCTACCAATTGAACCTGTAGCACTGACGCTAATCAAACCTTCATCGGGGTTTTCAAAAACGGTGTTGACAGAGCCTGTTGCAGATACACCGACAAGGATGGTTCCCGGATTAGCACGTACGCTTCCTACGCTTCCGGTTCCTTCAACGCCAGTCAATACCTTTGTTGCGGCTGGGCCTTTACCTAAAACGTTACCGATTTCGGCTGTAGCCGACACGCCAACAAGACGCTCAGATAAGTCGATTTCAAAACCGTTTACAGCTACGGTTTGAACTTGGCCTGTGCCCTCGACTCCGCCGACTACTTGCGAAGGTGACGTGATACCGTAAGATGCAGCACCGTATTGTCCGGTGCCATATAGAGCATCTGCAGTATCAAACGTAGCCATATTTAGGCTATCCGAATAACAGCATTACTTGCATCGGCTGCAGGGAATTCGATAGTCAAGTCACCTGCTGAAGCACTAACTGTGCCGCCGAAGTCGATTACAGCAATTGCCTTGTTTGCTTGTGATGAATTATAGATGATACAACCATCAGCAGACAAGGTTACGTTGCTGAACACTTCGTCTGTAAAGTCAACGATTGCAGTAGTACCATCTGTTGAAATGGTTGCACCGTCAAGAGCCTGACCGCCAGCAGAATAGTTAGTTCCGCTTGCTTCGTCAGAATTGCCTGTTACATCTGAATAGTTGGTTGTTGCTGCACCGTACGTACCTGCTGGGCTTGCTTTAATCAAGGCAAGCTTCAGTACGTCGGTATCAAGGTCGTGCGTACCGCCCAAAAGTTCAGACTTGAACGACGTGCACATCGCGGTTGTGATTGCCATTGGGTTACTCCTTTAGGGCAGTTTAGAGAGAAGTCTCAAAGAACTCCTCAAGAGATATTGAAATATTTACGGAACTATTTGCGCTTGCAAGTCCGCGCAGTTTGTCGCCGCCAATCAAATACAAAGGATAGTCGGTTATTTGCAATAGAGAGTTTGCTGGAAGTTCGACAGTTTCTGCAGGGTGTAGTAGGTTGTGCTTGCTGCGTCGTACCAATCGAGACTGAATGTAACCGACGAACTAGACGAATTGTTGATATAGATACTGTTTACGTCGGTTGTAAATCGTGTCGGTACGGTGAAGATATCTTGATTGCTTGTGGTAAGTTCTAAAGCAAGGGTGCGTTTTTTACGTTCTGCCATCCCTACACTCCGTTGGTCAAATCATAAAAAATAAGGGAGCCGATAGCTGAACCTGAAGGTGAACCTGTTACGGCAGTACGAATACCAATCGTCATAATATCGCTTGTGCCACCTATTGTTCTACCAAGCTGCAAACTAAACTTATAACCTGTTGGTGCGTCAACGCCACTACCAGCCTGTACAGTATTTGTAATATAGTCTAATTGCACAACTTCACCGCCTGTCATCGCGGTAGCACTTACATCATAATCCACATTGGTAAATGTGCTGGTATTCCAAGATGGGCTTGTTAGTGTGGCATTACGAACAAGTGTTATGATGTAATCTTGTCCACTAGTAGGCAAGACTTTAACAATTTGTGGAAGTACAACAGCATCAAGAGAACCGCTATTCAAACGGACGGATACTAGAGGTAAAGTTGTTAGACCGATACTTGAAAGCGTAGTAGTTCGTTGTGCAGCCAATTCGTTTACATCTTGTTGATAGCCGCCTTCGCTTATGACTGTGCTACAAATTTGTTTCATTGTAGCGGCAGAACTA